TCAAATTGAAGTAGCTAGAAATCTTGTTAGTACTTATGAAGGTGGAGATGTAGAAAAAGTATACTTGGATTCTCGTGGTAAACCAACTGTAGGTGTAGGTCATTTACTAGTTGGAGATGAAATTAATCAATATAAAGTAGGTGATGTAGTTCCTCAAGAACAGCGTGAAGCTTGGTTTGCAGAAGACTTTACTAAAGCTTCAGAAGCGGCTAAAGAACAAAATCAAATTTTAACAGAAGCAGGACACAAGCCTATTCCTCAAGATTACTTAACATCTTTAAACTTTCAATTAGGTGTAAACTGGTATAAAGATTTTAATAAAGCTTGGACAGCATTTAAACTAGGAGATTATAAAACAGCAAAAGCAGAAATGAAAGATTCTGCTTGGTATAGTCAAACACGTAATAGAGCAGAAGACTTTTTAGATATCATACCGAGTAATACTTAATGCCTACACAACTTGAATTATATCTTCAGCAAATAGAAGAGGATAAAAAACGTGAAGAAGAACAAGAAGTTGATTTTCTTTACAGTTCTAATATAGCATCTTCTACAGAACCTGAAGGTTATAATAAATTTATATCCGAACCAAACATAGAGCAATCTAATGTAGAGCCTATACGTTCAGGTAAAAAAACTTTAACTCAACTTAAAGAAACTCCAGAGTTTGCTGACAAAGCCGCTAGATTTTTAGATGGTATTGGTAGTAATGAAGACATCTTTGAATATCTTAGAGACTCTGAATATAGTTTAAGTTCTGCTATTGCACGTTCTTTTCAAACAGGTAACTGGACAGAAGAACAAAAGCAAGACTATACTTATTTAAGAAAAGAGTTTAACAATGCAGAAATAGGTAATTGGAAAGAACGCTTTAAAATGATAGCTGATGTTGGTGTTGATGTGGTTGCTGACCCATTAAATATTCTTACAGCTTTATTTGCAATACCCACTGGTGGTCAATCAATTACAGCCAGAGCCGCTTTAGGTACTGCGGCACAACAAGGCGTAAAACAATTTACTAAGTCACAACTTAAAACTAAAGCTTTAAAAGAAAGTGCATTGTTTGGTGCGGCTGAAGGAATGGCATGGGGTGGATTACATAATTACTTTATCCAAGATATTGATATAGATTTAGGATTACAAGATAATATAGACTTTACAAGCTTACAAGCTTCTACATTATTAGGTGCAGGGTTTGGTGGTATATTAGGTGGAGGCACTCGTGCTTTAACTTATAACAAAGCTATTAAAGAAGCAGGAGAAAAAGCCGCACAAAAAGTAGATGACTCTGTTGATAATGTTCCTGTTAATGAAATGCCAGAAGGACATCAACAATTAGAATTTAAATTTAGTAACGAAGATGTTATTAATGATGTAGCAAATGCTAAAACAAGACAAGAAGTTTTAGAAGATTCTAGAGTTGATGATACTTTAGTAGAACCTTTAGAGCCTTCAAAAACTGATAAGTCTAAAGATTTTTTACATAGGTTTATTGCAGGTAGTGTAGGTAAACCAACTACAGCTTTTTTATCACATGTTGATAAATCTCCTTTGTTAAAAGAGTTACTCGGTAAGTTTAGATATGACTATGATGTTACTCTAACAAGTAAAGGTGAGCAAGTTGTTAAAAAAGATTCTTATGGATTATCTGTTGGAACACGAACTGGTAAATATTTATATGGATTAGCTAAATCTTTAAATGTGTTAGACCGTGTAGGGTTCAGAGCTAGGCTTGCTAAAGACCAACAAGATGCTATGAATATTTTACTTAGAGATAAAAATATTGTATCTACAAAAGCACAAGCAGAAAGAGAAGGTAAAATCTGGATAAGAAATTTAATTGACAAAGAATATAAAGGTGTAACAGTTACTCAAGACCTTGCAGTTTCTTATGGTGGTACAACTACTAAAACTGGAATTAAGTTTGACGGTCAATCAGGTCTAAGAAACTTATTAGATAATACATATGCTGATTTAAATGGTGCTGGTTTATTTAAAAGTGGTACTGTAAACAAAGGCGGTTTTTTACCTAGACTATTTAATTACAAAGCATTATCTAATAAAGATAACAGAGCTAAGTTTGAAAAATTGTTAGTTGAATCTGGACATGCTAATCCTTTAAATGATATAGATGAAATTACTATTAGAACTAGTGATAACATACAAGTTAAAGGTATTAAAGAAGATGCAGTAGGTATTGACGAAGAAGTTTTTGGAGTAAACTTTTTAAAACAAGCAGGTGGTGATGAAGAATTAGCTAAACAATTAAAAGCTAATCGTATTGTTGAAGATATGTTACAACAGCGATGGACACCTTTTGAAATTAAAATGATGACTAAAAATAAAGTTGTTGGAGATTCATCAGGTTATTTACAAGCTAGGCGATTTACAAATATTGATGATAATAAAATTGCTTTTGTTTTAGAAAACGATACACAAACTATCTTAGAAGATTATTTTAGTAATGCGGCTAGAGCAATTGAAAGAAGTAATTACTTTGGTAAAAACATTGTAGAGTTTGATAACAATCAAATACAACCTATTATAAAAGAATTAACTGGTAGTGGTATGAGCATGACAGAAGCTCAAGCCGTTGCTGATAGGTTAAGAAATATGCATAGGCGTGTAACAGGTATTGAAACTGATTCACAGTCTGTATTGAAAAAAAATGCATGGGCAAGAGGTGCGGCTGATTGGGGTAAACTAACTCAACAAATGGCTCACCTTCCTTTTGCTACATTGTCAAGCGTAACAGAACCTTTCTTGCTTTTAACTAGAGCAGGTAAATCAGATGCTCCTAGAGTATTGGGTGATATTGCAACAGCATTAGTTAAAGAAGGTAGTAGTATTGTTGACAGAAGTATTAAAGGTTTTCAACGAGGTGTACTACGTCAAAGAGTTAAAGGTATAAAAGATATAGATGATGAAGCTTGGGGAGAACTATATCAAACTGGATTAGCTTTAGAGCAAGCAGTACAAGAAAGACTTGAAGGTCTTGCAGGTGAAGGGCTTCACGGTAGTTATGCAAAAAATTTACAACAAGGATTTTTTAAAGTTAATTTACTTACACAGTGGACTAAAGCTGTTCAACTTGCATCCTTTACAACTGGTAAAAGATTAATAAGACAGAATGCTGAAAAACTTTCTAAAGGTAATTTAAGTAAAAGTAAGAAAAAATATCTTACTGACCAATTAGGTGATTTAGGTATTGATGTTGATGAAGCAGTTTCGTGGTATAAAAATTCATTAAAAGATGGTGTGTTTGATAATGAACTAGCACGGTCACAATCTTTTTACCATGAAAGATATACTACTGGTGCTAATAGATTTGTAAAAGAAATTATTCTTAATCCCAGTACTGCGGAAGCTAACAGACCTTTATGGTTTTCAACACCTTCAGCACAGTTACTAGTTCAGTTTGCAGGATATCCTACAGTATTTAATAACACTATACTTAAAAGATTTTCAACTGAAGCGGCTAATAGTCCAATGCAATCTATACCTAAAGTTTTACCAACTGTATTATTAATGTCAGGTGTAGCTCATATTGGTAATACTATTAGAAGTCAAGGTGAAAACTTAAAAGACTATGAAACTGGAATGGCTAAAGATGATGGTGAAATAATATTTGAGGCTGTTCGTAGATGGGGTGGTCTTGGTCCATTTGATTATGCCGCAAAGTTTGATAATGAGTATGATAGAAACGCAGGAGATTTGACATCAGTATTAAAAACTTTTGCAGGTCCATTGCCTCAAGACTTTATTGATGGTATACTATACAGAAAAAATATACCAGAAATAATAATTACTAATGTCCCAGGCTATGGTTTAATACCGCCTGATATCCGTAAAGAAATGAGAAGTGCGGCAAGAGGAACAACTACTAAAACTAAAAAGTATAAAGCTAAACAATATGCAAGAGGTGGTATCGTTACTAATGTACCTAATGTAAAAGACGAACCAGACGAAATGATTAACAGGCAAACAGGATTACCGTTTAACGCATCCTCAGAAGCAGTACAAGATTTGGAAGATAGAGAGTTAAAATCTCAAATGAAAGGACTAGGATTATGAATATAGAAGAATGTAAACAACAAATAACAAGGCACGAAGGTGAGGTATTAAAAATCTATGAAGATAGTTTAGGGTATAAAACTTTAGGCATAGGACATTTATGTCAGCCAGAAGACCCTGAATATACTTGGGAAGTAGGAAAGCCTGTAACACAAGAAGTAGTAGACTTATATTTCGCAGATGACTTTGATAAACATTATAGAGAAACAATACATATCTATGGTACTGTACCTTCTTTTAATAGATTACCAGAGCCAATACAACATGTCTTAGTCAACATGTGTTTTAACTTAGGTGGCACAAGACTTGCAAAGTTTAAGAATATGTTTAAGGCTTGTAAGGAAGGAGATTGGAAACAGATGGCTGTTGAAATGGAAGACAGTCGTTGGTTTAATCAAGTCGGTGGACGTAGTAGAGAATTACAATTAATGGTACTGGGAGTAGCCGAATGAAAAACTTATTGAAGAACATAGTGGGAGCAGTAGCTCCTACATTAGGGACTGCGTTAGGTGGTCCTATGGGTGGTATGGCGGCAAACATGATAGCTGATGTACTCGGTTGTCCTAACACCCCCAAGGCAATTGAGAAGGCTGTAGCAGAAGCAACGCCTGAACAAATGCTAGAACTTAAGAAAGCTGAGAATGCTTTTGAAATCCAGATGAAAGAACTGGACGTAGATGTATTTAAATTAGAAACTGAAGACAAGCAGGATGCTCGTGGAAAGTTTTCAAAGGATTGGACAGCTCGGATAATGGGCATTACAGTTGTAGGAGGATTCATGGGATATATATTCCTTGTTACTTTACAACCCCCAGAACAAAACTCCGAAGCTCTTATTAACTTAGTACTAGGTTATCTTGGTGGATTAGCTAGTGCGGTTATTAGTTTTTATTTTGGAGCATCACATACCCCTAAAGAATAATGTCTGAAGCAGTAACCTTTATAACAGAAGTCGGATTCCCTATTGCCGCCGCAATGGGTTTAGGCTGGTTCGTGTCGAAGTTAATTAACAGAATTATTGACGGCATGGAAACTAAGTTAGACACGCTAGATGACAAAGTTCAAACAAGTTTAGATACTATGGAAGAAAGAGTATCTACAAAACTCGACAGCCAGTATGGTATTATTGTGTCGTTAATCGACAGAGTAAGGGCTTTAGATAATCAATCCATACGCCAAGATGTACTACTTAAAACATTACTAGGAGTACCCAACTTAATTAACCCAGAAGAAATAGCGAAAGCTGATAGAGAAGACCAGAGGAAAGATTAGAAATGAAATTGAAGTTAAAGCCCACATTCAGAAGCCATAAGACAGAACGTAATTGTATGTTCTGTATTTTCTTTTGGTGTATGTCGGTAGTTTTTTGGTCAGGATATACACTGGCTGATGAGGTAGTATTTAAATTTAAAAGCCCTAGTTTTAATGGCAACAATACTAGCTCACATTATTTAACAATAGAGAACCAAGAGCATTCAAGAAAGCTTAGTCTTAAGGCAGAGCTAAAAGCTTTACAAGATGAGATTGCTAGGGACAAAGAGAACACTACACTTGCTAGGTTTGTACGTAACTTGGAGTCTAGAATTTATGCACAGTTATCACGACAGTTGGTTGAAAATTTATTCGGAGAAAATCCTAGCACAGAGGGGACTATAGAATTAGAAGGTAATACCATTACTTATTCAAGTGACGGTGTATATATAACATTAACGATAACGGATTCAAATGGAGAAACTACGACTATTACTTTGCCTATCGGTACTTTTACTTTCTAGTTGTGCAGTCTTTGAGGCTAATGACGATTTATTTTTAACCAAGAAAATACAACCCACCTCAACCCTAGATTTACAATCCACAGTATTAAAGAATCTACCTGCCGCTAAGAATAAACCTACCATAGCTGTATACCCTAATAGTTTTAAAGACTTAACAGGGCAACGAAGAAGCAACAGCACGTTTGCTTTGTTTAGTACAGCAGTTACGCAAGCACCTGAAGCATTTTTAATTAGGGCTTTTAAGCATACAGCTAATGGTAATTTCTTTAGGGTCGTAGAACGTGTA